GTTTCACCCTCGAGGTGAGAAAGTCCAGTGATCGTTGTTGTGGATCCACCAGAGTAAACCTTCAAAGAATCGGCCTGGTAGTTTAAAAGACCACCACGACAATTAGACTCAAGCGCCCACTTCTCAAGATACCTTTTTGTGACTCCGTTGATATCTCTACGGATGAAATAATAAACCGTGTCTTCCACCGTTCCAGGTAGAGTGACGACATCTGAAATCCACCCATCGGTTTCAATGTCCACCCAGGCCAGAACTTCCTCCGCCCGGTCATAGACCCCCACCATTGCAGTTCCATCCGTTTTGACACAGTGAATCCTTGTGTCTGGCTGTCTTTGAACTGCTATGCGTGTAATACCAACAACCCCCATCTCCGGAACGAGAACCGTTAAATCTGTGGAGTTGTAGTCATTCTGTGTCTCAAATGCCAACTCATAAACCCTGGCGCCACCGCGCTGGACATAAATCCCTCGCTGATCTATTTTTACCGCCGGCACGGTTGCGGATCCCTGAGTGGAGGCATCCCGGATCATGAAGTTTGTCGGGGTAATTGGCTCATCAAAACTCGATGACCTAACAGAAAACTCAGCTCCCTGGCCTCCTAAAATCAATCGCTGAAGCGACATCACCCAGTTGATGGTATCAACAGGACCAGAGCCGATCGTGCGGGAAATGGGCCCTGCGTCACCCTCATAGTCAGGATCGAACGAATCGAAGGCATCGGAGACAGAACCCACAATCCGATCTTTACCAGCCCACCACAACCGGCCCTCATGAAGCGCAACAGATGTCGGCCAGCCCCTACGATCTGACCAAAGACTCTCAGACCAAATATCGGTGGCGGCAGTCCCGCCTAACGTACTTAAAACCTCAGCACTCACAACGGTAGGTGAAGTGTAATCCGTCACCCGACAGACACCGGTAATACTTCCTGTGTTTATAATCAATGATGCATCAACAGCACCGACATAGTTTCCGGTTTTAACGCCGATCCGATACCAGACAATTTGATTATCCAATCCATCATCGAAAGTAGACGTTACGTTATAATTCCATGACTGAGCTGGCACATCCGCCCACGGGCCCGTCGCAGAATTCAACGACCTCTGCAGAGTGACAGTAGAACCAGCGGTTGTGAAATCAATCGTAAAAATTCGATCGGATGTAATCCCGGTGACTTTTATCGGATCAGTAAATGTATTTTCAGCGGTAATATTCTCAGTGACCGTTTGTCCTTCTGAGGTTAAACGGTAAAGACTGCCTATATTTGTGAATTTAAACAGGTTTTTCGACGCAGTCAGCGTGATGTTGTCAGTCAAACCGCTCGGTGTGATGGTTATTGGGCCCACGTTCTCAATTCGAAACGGACCATCTTCTGGTAGGTACTCGACAATAGACCAGGAGTTAACGCCTCTGCGCTCTATCCTTCTCTGTTGATGACCTTCACAAGCGACAAAAATCACATCACCCGACTGATCCCAACGGACATTTGCCAGATCAACTGCAGTCCAGGGGGTGTCAAAAGTGATCTCCCCGCTACTTTCAACCGTACAGGATTCAACCAGGGTTAATCTATCCACCCTTGCCATCAGCTGAACCCAGAAATTTCCCGTGGGCGTGAAAGATAAAGAATGCTCACCGGTATAAAGAGTCGTTTCTGAAATATAATCATCCAGTCCAGCGGCGGATCCTACTCGCAAAACGACAGGACCGCGGTTGATAACAATCCTCAGTGAGTGCTCGGTACCGGTTTCAGTAACAGTAACCTGTTGGTAGCGGATAGCCGAATCAGTTCCAGTACCCGTTAATCCCAAATGACCGCTGGTCGCATCCCATGCAGAAACAGCACTTCCTTCATCAGCATCGGTCCATGATGCCGCCAAAGACGCAGCACTGACAAACGTCCCGTCTGTAACCTGGGCGGTGACCGCATTTCTTGAAACAGGGGATTCATCAACAAGAACGCGCATCACCGTATCGGTGAGCTCGACTAAAGCCGTATCGTCCGTTGCAAAAATAAATGGGATATATCGCGCCGATTCATTATTGTAAGATGAAGTGATGTATTCCAACCCAGGTCGTAATGACATCGGCCCCAATACTCTCGGCATCCAGTTCGTCATAACGTCAGCAGACATCGCGACCCGTTGAAGGTCCGCACGGGCTAACGCCAGAGGTGAAACCCGACCCCGATTGAAGTGAATGAGGCCTTGTTTCATTATCCTATCAGCGGACCATTTCGATTGCCTCGATCACCATAACGCTGACGATGGCGCGCATTGGTCCAGTTGCCTCTGGCAGGGAATTGACTTGGTAATGCCATAGCCGCTTTTGACTTGGCGATATCTTTCAGAACTTTCAGCTGGCCTCCATCGCCTCTTGCCCCGACCAGGAATTTTAATTTTTCTTCATCACCGGTGATTTTTAGAACGATCTTCGACGCAAAATACCCGGCGACATAATCTTTAAACGACATCGGCCAGATGGAAAGATCACTCCCATAGGCTGAATCGTTACTGACGTACTTCACATAAACGATCTGCTCATCAGCGTACCAGTACCCATTTTCATCGGTGTATCTCGTGATGGGCTGACTGTAGTACTCATCCGAACAAAAAGCCGACGTTGAAACCCAGTCGGATCCTTTGTCAAAGGCGTACTGATATCCAAATTCAGGAGAAACAGCAGGATCATAATCCAGTCGAACCGTCCGCATGGCGAAAAACCACTGCCCCTGTTCGAGACAGTAGTTCACACCACCATTATCCCAGACCTGGTCGAGAAGGTGGCGAGGCTCTCGATTCTCAGTCAGGGACGACAGGTTCCTCTCACCGCAGAGAAGGAGTGCGTCATTATAGAGTGACAGCTTATCCGTCATGCTCAGCTAACAACTTATTAGCGGTCGCCGCGGTGTCGAGCTTGTCGTGGATGACCGCACCATCTGAAACGCGGATAACGCACCACAGGTTTTCAGGTCCTCGCCATTCAGACCGGAACCGCGCAGTAGTCACAGGGTCAATTGACTGGCCAAGCTCGATGGTTTGTATGATATGTACCTTGGCCCACGTACTACCGCAGGCCTTGATAATACCTTGAACCAACCATGTACCGTCATCAGCCAGAACTTCAAATCGATCGAACGCGCGGATCTTCTGAGACATCAACGACCAGAAGGAATCGGTATTGATATCCTCCGGCGTAGCACCGGCCGGCGCATTGATTGCCCAATGATTGTGTGCATGGGCCATCAACTTCAAACGACCTGGAGGACATTGGACATTCCGAACTTCTTTTTCGATCTTGGCTGGTCTCGCCATGGTTGCTCCTAAAATAGGTGGGGAGTTTCCTCCCCCGGTTTGTTAAGTGCTGGAAATGAACGACCAAGTCGAACACTGGGCAGCACCTGCTGTGGATACAGCACCAACAGTACCAACCGTCAACGTCTGCGAAGACGCAACAGTGGATGTCATACCAACCTGGATCACGATATCACCCTGGCGCATACCGATATCGGCAGCATCAGAGAAATAACCACTCGTGAACATGGCGGTAGACGTGTCGGTGGATCCATACACCCACAACCCCAGACCGATCGGATAGCTGGTCGACGCAGTACGTGCGCCGTGAGCCATCGTGCGAGCCAGGAGAAGAGGCGGATTCGCTGCAGAGGATGCAGCACTTGAACCAGAATAAGCCATAACTGCTCTCCTTAAGCGTAGGCCGAACCATCGGCGGTGATTTTAACAATGCCCGTGTTCTGCAACACCTTGGAACCCATGTTGCAAGACGCGCGCGCCCAGGAGTAGGCCTGTTCCTCATCGTAGCCAACAGGACTTTCCATACCCGCAGTATCAGCAGCATGCCCAATGGCAGACTTGTGATACATGAGGCTGATCTCCGAACTCGTCCCCTTACCAGGAAGGTTGGGGTGCTCGATGATCAGGCAGTTACGCCACCGATAGGCCATTGGCTTGTCCTTCCAGGAAGGTTCGTCACCGGCATACGGCTTTACATCCACGTAATTGGCATTCGCGAACTCAGGCGCCTGCTCCAGATAGGCCAGGAAGGCCGGCTGGCACAGCAGCGTGATGTTGGAATCCCAGGGCACGGAGGCATTGGAGAGTTTAACGCGACCATTCTGGAACAGAGACACACTCGGAAGCGTAGCAGCCGAACCAATGGTAACGGTACCGGTAGCCAGCTCGGTGATGATCAGTTCGTCGATCTTGCGATTCAGAACCGCCATCGTGGTCATCTGCATGATTGCACGCTGATTACCTTGAGAGGCGAAGACATTGAAACCCGTTTTACGGACCAGGTCATGCCATTCCCGGAGGGTTGCGGTATTTTGCTGGTTGTCATCAGCACG